TACTTCAGATGCAGCAGCTAACTGGACATTAAACATCAGAGGAGATGGATCAAACACTCTTGACAATATAATGGACACAGGTGAGTCAATAACTATTGCACACATTGTAAAAAATGGTAGTACACCATATTACAATTCAGCAGTGCAAATTGATGGATCAGGTGTTACTCCAGAATGGCAAGGTGGATCAGCGCCATCTGCAGGTAATGCAAGTTCATTAGATGTTTACACATATACAGTTATTAAAACTGGATCAGCTACATTTACTGTGTTAGCTGCTCAAACGCAATTTGCGTAATAGGAGGAATATAGAAAGATGCCACTAATAGCTACATTCGGAGCAGGATCTTCAAAAGGCTTCGGTTTAACGTCGGCTGGAGCAGCACCTGCACTTGTTGATTATTTAGTTGTCGCTGGAGGCGGCGGTGGTGGAATTTACGATAGTAATAACGGAGCAGGCGGCGGAGGAGCTGGAGGAATGCGTTTATCATATGGCTGTGGCTCTGTTTGCCAAGTAGAAATTGAATCAGGAGTTGCATATACAATTACAGTTGGAGGTGGTGGAGCTAAATCACCTTCAAACAATACACCTTCTTCTAGAGGAGGTAACTCTGTAGCTTTTGCATGTACACCATTTGCTGTTACTTCAACAGGAGGGGGTGGCGGAAGACCTTCTGGAGAAGCTTCTGGAGGATCAGGTGGCGGAGGAGTTTCAGTTTATAGCCAAGTAGGTGCTTCAGGTAATTCACCTCCTACATCACCATCACAAGGAAACCCAGGAGGATCAGGAAAAGATGCTGGATCAGCGCCAAATAACAGAGGCGGTGGCGGTGGCGGCCACGGTGGTTCTGGAGGTAATGGCAATAACGGAAATGATGGAGCACCAGGATCAGGAACAGCGAATTCTATTACAGGATCACCTGTAACTTATGCATCTGGCGGATCCGGTGGTGGAGGCCCTTGCGGTGGAGAAGGTACAGATGAAATTGGCCAAGGTGGCGGAGGCGGAAGACAAATGGGAACTGCCGCTAATGGAGGTTCTGGAGTTGTAGTAATTAGAATTCCATGTGGACCTGGAGCTACTGCAGTCACAGGAGCAGGTAATACAGTATCTGATGCTGGTTCAGATAAAGTAGCAAGATTTATAGTATCAGGGACGTTAACAATATAATGGCACATTTTGCAAAATTAGATGAAAATAATATGGTAATTGAAATTATCAAAGTTGGTAATGGCGATGTCGATGCCAACGGTGGAGATTTTTCTGAACAAGCAGAGCAATGGGTAAACACTACTTTTAAAGGTACGTTTAAACAAACTTCTTATAATTCATGTAATGGAAAATATTTAGTCCCTACAGTTACTGAAACAAACGCTGATGGATCAGCTCATGCTCGTACTTTTGAAGAAAGAGAAGGAGACCCTAGATGTAAAAGACATTCATACGCTCAAATAGGTGGTGAATATAAACCTGCAGAAGATGTTTTTGTAGGTAAAAAGCCTTTTGATTCATGGGTACTAAATACTAGTGAATGGAATTATAGAGCTCCAGTAGCTTATCCAACCGTATTAACTTATGGAGATAATGCTCCTTATTTCTTAGATTGGGACGAGGACAATTTAAGATGGTTAGGATATGACAATGTAAATAACGAATTTGCATGGGATCCTGATTCTTCCTCTTGGTCAGCAACAGGAAACTAGACTTTTTTTATATATCCTATATAACCAACTCTACATGTTTTTAAAGAATGAAAGTTGGATATATCCTAATTCCCTACCAGAACATATTTGTTCTGATATTATTAAATATTGTTTAAATAAAAAAAATATTCAAAGAGGAACAGTAAGAGATAATTCTATTCAAAAAATTAGAAATTCTTTTGTTGTTTGGAACGATGAACCTTGGCTTAAAAATACAGTTATGCATTACATCAAGGATGCAAACAAAAATGCAGGTTGGAATTTTGATATAGAAAATTGTGAGGATATACAATTCACTATTTATGGAGGCGATCAACATTACGATTGGCATGTTGATGCTAATGATGAGGTTTATCAAACGGGTAAACACAAAGGATTAATACGAAAAATATCTGCTTCAATTTTATTAAATAATGATTATGAAGAGGGTGATTTTTTATTTAATTTTAGAAATGGAGACAATCCAAATTTAGCACAAAAAATAAAAGAAAAAAGTGTAGGGACTGCTATTGTATTTCCTTCTCATATGAGGCATAAAGTATCTAAAGTTAAAAAAGGAATAAGATATAGTTTAGTATGTTGGAGTTTAGGAAAGCCGTTTAAATAATGGAAACATTTATACATAAGTATAATATAGATGAAACTTTGTGTGATGAATTAATACATTATCATAAAACACATGATGAATACAAAATAGAAGGTTGTTTTGGTAATAATGAAATAAATAAAGAAGTTAAAGATTCTATAGATGTTATGTATTTTAATCCTAGTAATAATTCTACTATTATTAAATATTTTGAAACATTAAGTTTTGGTGTGAAAGAGTATGTAAAAAAATATAAATTAATAGGAAGGTATAGAACAAATTTTACAAATTTAATTCAATATTATCCTCCAGGAGGTGGTTTTAAAACATGGCACAATGAAAGAGCAGAATGGGGTGTGCCAGATAACATTATATCTTTTAGAGGTTTGGTGTATATGACGTATTTAAATACTGTAAATAAAGGAGGAGAAACAGAATTTCTTCACCAAAAAATAAAAATTAAACCTAAGAAAGGTTTAACTTTAATTTGGCCTACAGATTTTACTCATGAACATAGAGGTATTGTAGCTCCTAAAGAGGAAAAATATATAACAACTGGTTGGTTTAATTTAGTGTGATAAAGATTATAGATAATTTTGTAGATAACGAACACTTTAAAATAATGGAGGACATGTTTTTTAGAGATAATAAATTTCCATGGTTTGTTAATGGAGTTGTAGATAATAAAAACTATAAACAATTTACCCATATGTTCTATAACGCACATAAACCTAATTCGTATTATTTCGATAATTTAATCCCTATTTTTAATAAACTAAAAGTAAAAGCTTTAATAAAAGTTAAAGCTAATTATTTATGGAAAACAGATAAAATTATAGAACATGGCTTTCATACAGATACAGCACAACATATAAAAGATCATGAAGCTAATTGGAAAACAGCAGTATATTATATAAATACAAATAATGGATACACTAAATTTGAAAATGGAAAAAAAATAAAAAGTAAAGCAAATAAACTTGTATTTTTTCCAGCATCTGTTAGACATACGGGATCTACTTGTACAGATAAAGATGAAAGGATTGTGTTAAATATCAATTACTATGATTGAACTTAAAAGAGATAATTATTTTATTAGTCCGGTTTATTATGGTTTTGATGACTCTTTTGTAAAAGATTTAAATAAAATTACAGATCCCTATATAAAAGAAGCTAGAAAAAGAAATAAAGAACTTATAAAAAAAACAAAAGATTTTTCTTTAACACATCACTCTACTTCATTAATTTCAGAAGAAAAAATGAAAGATTTTCAAAAAATGATTTTTGACACTGCTTATAAAATATTAACAACAGACCAAGGTTATGATTTAAAAGATTATCAATTATTTATAACAGAACTTTGGGTACAAGAATTTTCTAAAAATGGAGGAGGTTATCATGATCCACATACACATTGGAATGGACATATATCAGGGTTTTATTTTTTGAAAGCAAGTAATATAACTTCTAGACCTTCTTTTTATGACCCAAGGCCTGGAAAAATTATGAATGATTTGCCTATGAAAGATTCAAAGGCAGTAAATGATGCACAGTCTATTGTTAATTATGAAGTTAAACCAGGAACAATTATTTTTTTTCCTTCTTATTTGACTCATGGTTTTGCAGTAGATTCTGGTAAAGAACCATTTAGATTTATACATTGGAACATACAAGCAATAACAAAAGGAGCCCTAAACTATGCAACATCTAAATAAAGACATAAAAGTTACTAAAGATTTTTTATTAAAAAATGACTTTGATAATATTTTTCGACTAGCCTCAAGCTCAGATTTTTCTTGGTTTTATCAACCAGAACACAACCCAAACGCCAAGGATGGTTTCTTTTTTTCTCACTGCGTCTATAATCGAGACAGGGTTAATTCAGATCATTATGACAGAATTATAGGCCCTTTAGCCAGAAGGATAAAATATAATTGTTTAGCAAGAGCCTTTGTAAATCTTTTAACCAGATCAGATACTCCGCGAAGAGCTATTTTTCATAGAGACTTTGATGATGAAAGAATGACAACAGGTATTCTGTATTTAAATGAGACTAATGGGTATACAGAATTTGAAACAGGTGAAAAAATTAAAAGCATTCCTAACATGTACGTAGAGTTTCCAACCAGATTAAAGCACAGAGGCGTGAGTCAAACAGATAAGGACGGGAGAATTATAATAAATTTAAATTATTATAAATGATAAATGTTATTAAATTTGTTTCCAAACCCTGTTTTATTAAACACCCTTAACGTAGATAAAAATAAAGTTTTAAATTTATTAAAAAAAGAAAAGTATGAGCACAGAAAAAGTGTAGATCCTTATCAAAACACACAATCTTATTCTGGATTAAATTATAATATACTTAATAAAAGCAAAGTTTTAAAAAAAGAAATTTTAAAAACAATAAATCGTTATTGTGAAGAGGTGTTACACATTGATAATAAGATGAATATATATTCTTCTTGGGCTACCAAGCACACACCGAATGGACACTCCTCATACCACTACCATTCAAACTCTTACATTAGTGGTGTTTATTATCCTATTGGAAACAAAGGTTTTAAAATAAGTTTTCTAAACCCTCTTCAAAAAGTATTTGATACAATTCCTAATAAGTACACTATAGAAAATTCTGATTCTTGGGAGATAACTGCTAGTGATAATTTAGTTATTATATTTCCTTCTTACTTAAAACATTCTGTTTTAAAAAATACATCAAATCAAGATAGGTATTCTCTTGCTTTTAATTGTATGCCAAAAGGTAAGTTTGGAGTGGGAGATAGTTTACATGAGTTTTAAAACAAAAGGATATCTAATAATTAAAAATGCTATCTCAAAAGAATTAGCTAAAATTGCATATAATTATTTATTGATAAAAAGAAATGCTATTGCTCACATGCGAGAAAATAATTACTTAGCCCCTTTTGATAATAATTTTGGAACTTGGAATGATGGTCAAGTTCCAAATACTTTTTCTATTTATGGTGATTCTTTAATGGAAACATTGTTATTATACGTAAAACCTAAAATGATTAAAGGAACAAAATTAAAATTATATGAAACATATTCATATGCAAGAACTTATAAACTAGGTGATATTTTAAAAAAACATAAAGACAGATCAAGTTGTGAAATATCAACAACACTATTTTTAGGTGGAAATAAATGGCCCATATATTTAAATGATGGAAAAAAAGATATTAAGATAAATTTAAATGAAGGAGACATGTTAATTTATAAAGGTTGTGATTTAGAACATTGGAGAAAACCTTTTAATGGAGAGGTTTGTGTACAGGTATTTTTACATTATTCAACTAATAAAAAATTATTAAATGATACAAGACCTAAGTTAGGTTTAAATGCAGAATTTAAAAATATTTAAAAATGTAATTAATAAACAAAAACAAGAGGAATTAAAAACTCTTATGTTAGAGAATAGAATATTCCCTTGGTATTTTATAAAAGATGTTAGTGCTAGTAAACAATCTCGTTCTGGGATGCAACATGAATTTTGTTCTATTCAAAAAGGAATAAATTCAAAATATTTTGATAATGTATTACCTATAATTCATTTTATTAAAAAACATGAGCTAAGAGTATTAAGAGTTAATTCTTTTCTACAATTCCCAAATCCTAGCTTTAAAACTTATGATACCCCACATTATGACTTACCTACAAGAAAAAATAAGTATACAGTGTTTTTATATTATGTTTTAGATTCTGATGGAGATACGGTCTTCTTTGATAAAAATAAAAAAATTATTAAAAAAGTAACCCCTAAACAGGGGACTGCTGTAATGTTTGATGGAAAATATTTACACACAGCATATCAATCTAATAAACATATGAGATGTATTATTAATTTTAATATTGATGGTTCATATGAAGAAAATATAAAATATGCAAATTCATAAAATAAAAGTATCTACAACTATGAATATTCTTCAGGACAATTTAAAATATCTTGAAGACTTTAAAGATTTTAATGAACAATTAAAAAAAGATACTTTAAGCACTGGAGACATTCAAAATCACACGACTAATGTTAAAGCTTATATGACTCATTGGCAAATGGCTGATAAGTTTGATTCTTATGCGAGATTATTGAAAATAATTTGTTTAGAAAAATTACCTAAATATGATGAATTTGATCCAGTGCAAGGAGGAGATAATAATTTTTATTGTAATGATATGTGGGGACTTGTTTATAAAAAGGGACAAGAAACTAAAAAACATAAGCATTTAAATATGTTTTCCTTTACTTATTATGTAGAAGCACCTAAAGATTGTGCTCCTATTATTTTTTCTGATCCAGGTTATTTTGAAGTTAAACCTAAAACAGGAACTCTTTTAATTTGGAGAGGAGAATATGAACACTATGTTCCTAAACAAAACACAAATAAACTTAGAATTGCTATAGCTGGAAATATAGACTATCAAAATAAACCAGTAGCTAGAACACTTTAGAGGAGTTGATCTCTGCTCTAGAGTGAAATATAATACTACCAAAAAATTAAAAACCCTATATAATACGAGGCTTATGTTACAGAAGCTCAATTTTAAACCTGGATTTAATAAACAAGCAACAGACTCAGGAGCTGAAGGCCAATGGGTTGATGGTGACTTTGTTAGATTTAGATATGGACTACCTGAAAAAATAGGTGGTTGGAAACAACTTACAGAGGCTCAAAAAACTTTACCGGGAGCCGCTCGTGCTCAACACGCTTTTACCAGTTTTAATGGCGAAAAATATGTAGCTATTGGAACATCGCAAGGATTATTCTTATATTACGAAGGAGCTTTTTACGACATTAGCCCGTTAGCAACAGCTATCACTGGAGCTACCTTTGATACTTTTTCAGGTCAAAATAACGTAACTGTTAACAAAGTGGGTCATGGACTTTCAAAAGGAAGATATGTAACTTTTTCATCTGTCACACCGCCTACAGGATATGTAGCATCAGATTTTACTACAGGAGCTTTTGAAATATTAACTGTGCCTAACAATGATACTTTTACTATTCAAATGAGAGTTAATGCTTCTGGAGCTGCATCAGCTTCTGGATCAGCTAGTATTAATCCTTATGAAGAAGTAGGACCAACATTTCAAACAGCTGGTTATGGTTGGGGCACATACCTATGGGGAAATTCTACATGGGGCACAGCTAGAACTGTAAGCAACGTGATCCTGGATCCAGGCAACTGGAGCCTTGATAACTTTGGAGAAGTATTAGTTGCAACTATATTTAATGGTAAAACATTTACTTGGGATGCAGGTGCTTCTGGACCTAGAGGAATACGTGCTTCTCAGACCACAACTAATTTTAATACAACAAACAATCCTACAGCTAGCAGATTAACTTTGGTATCTGATAGAGATAGACACTTATTTCATTTTGGAACTGAGACAACTATTGGAGACGCTACTACACAAGATCCGATGTTTGTTAGATTTTCTAATCAAGAAGATTTAAATACCTATGCACCATCAGCCACCAACACGGCAGGTACATTTAGATTAGATACAGGAAACAAAATTGTGGCTGCTATACAAGGTAAAGATTATGTCTTTTGTATAACTGATCAAGCAGCTTATGTAATTCAATTCGTAGGCCCACCTTTTATTTTTTCTGTAAGGCAGGTTGGTACAAACTGTGGATGTATAGGACCTAAAGCTGTATCATATGCAAATGGTGCTGTGTGGTGGATGTCGGCTGA